GGCTTCTTATGGCTGGGCAAACCCCATGACGGTAACATCGGCTTCTTCTCGGGCAGTTCCCTCGGTATCGGTACCAGACGGTTCTTCGGTTATTTCCATTACTATATCCGACCCGAGTGGGGCTGAGAACAGTCTCTCTATGCACATGGCCATACGTACTCGAGAGGCTGGTTCTCCGGTATTGGATGATACGGGAGTTAATCTCAATCGTCCTTTTTACCTGAAGCTGAATGTATCCACGGAACCAACACTCCGTGCAAGCATCATTCAGTATGGTGGCCGGGATGATACTACCAATATTCCGACTTACGACAGCATGCTAAACGAAATGCTGTTTTTCTCGGCAGTATCAGCGAATACCTCCAAGGGGGTAACTAATCCTTCGATAAATGTAAATACTCTGCAGAATTTCCTGGACAATGCCCCAAACATTACTTTCGAAGCTATTCAGGGAAAAGCCGGAGACGGTCAGGGTACTATGGCAAACCTGGCAACTGGTATTCAGACCATGGAAGATATCATATCCATTATTCGTCAGTTCTCGAATTGGAACTCGATGATCACGGTGGGTAAGATATCCGAGGGTACGGTACAATCCGATGAGATTTCGGAATCTAACGTATATATGGAGTGTACCGAGGGAAATGCTGGTACTACTCCCACGGCAGACGAGTGGATATCTGCTTATCAGGCAAGTAAAGCCTATTATGAGGCATACTCTGTAATACTCTCTCATATACATCAGCACTTGCCAACTGATTATACCAAAGTATATATCTCAGTAGCAGCCGATGTACACAACATCTTCGAACAGATGCTGTATGTGGAAGTACCAAAGTATGCTCCGGATACTCGTATTCCTGCAACTCCCAAAGAGACACTTTCGGCACTTAAGACTTTGGTACAGGCCATTGGTGCAAAGAAAGAGGTGGCATACTTCGGCGGTGGTATCAAGTACTACAACGAAAACGGTTCTCTTCAGAAATGCGATGTGCTCGGTTCAGTAATTGGACTCGATGCTATTTGTGCTTCTACCTATGGGCCTTGGTATTCATTCTCGGGTATGAATAGGGGTGTAATCACTTCGGCACTCGGTCCGGTTATGAAGAACTTGGGAGGACCTGCTGAAGTAGATACTCTTAATGAGTTCGCTCAATGGTACATGAACCTGTTCGTAATAAAGAACACCCGTACTCAGGGCCAGCGTACTATGCTATGGCATGGCTTCACTTCGAACCCAGTAGATGACTCGGAGAAATTCATCTCTATAGTTCGTCTCAATCTCTACCTGAAGAAAAATCTTCGGCCAATTCTGGAGAGCTACATCGAAGAGCCTAATACCTTCGATACGTGGAAACTTATTTACTACGAAGCAAAAGATATTCTGGACGATCTGCAGACCCGAAATGCCATAACCTCGTACGAGTGGATAGGTGATCAGGATGCCCAGAGTTACGATGAGCTTCAGATAAATAACGAGGCCGACGTTCGCCAGGGTAAATACCGGGCTCAGCTGAAGTACAAAGAGGTTGTTCCTATGCAGGATATCGAAATGGATGTCATCATCGACATTGCTATAAACAAGAGCACTGGTGAAGTATCCATCTCTGCCCAGAATAACTAATAAATAAATACGATAAATACTATGGCAGGAGCTAAAGTAAAAAATCCAAGGAAGAAGTTCTTATGGCAAATTGTATTTGTCAAGCATCCCATTAACCCCTTCCTTTTTCAGAAGGTAACTGTACCTGAGATAACTATTGAACAGGTTGCACATGGGGATGTAAACTACGACGTAAAGACCGGCGGCCGAGTATCGGTTGGTAACTTAACTGCATCCAAGTTGGAAACAACCTCTGGTTCAGATACTTGGTTATGGGACTGGCTGATGTCAGTACAGGATATGCTGCTCGGGGGAGGTTTAACACCGAGTCAGTACAAGGAAACCGTACTCATCAATGAGCTGGCCGAGGATGGAGTATCTATCCTCAACTCCTGGACTTGTACTGGAGTATGGCCTTGCAAGGTAAACGGACAGGACTTAGACCGAATGAGTTCGGACAACACTCTGGAGGATTTAGAGTTCTCAGTAGATACTTGCGAGAAGCTGTAATAGTGAATCACCAAGGGAGAGCTCAGTAATGAACTCTCCCTTTTTCGTTATCTCAGACTATAATCTGGGGAATATACTTAACAACTCAACAACATGGAAGAACAAACACTTTATGGTAAAAAACTTACCTTCAAACTCCCAAGCGGTTACGAAGTAACTATCAGGGAACAGAATGGAGAGGATGATGATATCCTTTCCAACCCGGTAGATGCCAAAACCTTCATGAATATCTCTAAGTTCATTGCAGGCATTGTAACTGATACCGATATGACCGCCAATCGATTATTAACTCCCGAGGATGTGCAGAAAATGCCTTCACTAGATAGGTATGCCATCATGATAAACTCTCGGGTATTCTCTTTAGGAGAGATTCTCGATTTCAGGTATACTTGGGACGGTCCTGCCGATGGTCAGACTCGTGAGGTAGATTATGAAATAAACCTTCTGGAAGAGTTCCTTTTCGATTATGGAGTAGTTCCTACTATGGAAGAAATGGAAGCAAAACCAAATGCCATTCCATTCTACCCGGTATCTAAACAAAGCTCTGAAATACACTTCACTACCAAAAGTGGAAAGGAGATGTGCTTCGATCTTCTTAATGCAGCCGGAGAGGCTTATGTATTAAATCTCCCCGCAAATGAACGTACGAAGAATCAGGAGTTGGTTGCTCGTAATCTAAAACTGAAGGTTGGTGATAACTACGAGCCAGTAAAGAACTTCCGGATGTTCAGCCCGAAAGATATGATGGACATAAGGTCTGCTATCAAAGGGTTTGACCCCATATTTCAAGGTACCACTCAAATCGAAGACCCAGAAACTGGACAGAAGATCATGGTACCAGTGATGGCGGTAGATAATTTTTTCTACCCACGGGAGAACTAGAGGATGTATATTTATACATTGTTAAAGCTAAGATTAATATTGACTTTAACACTCTAGCAAAGCTCCCCTGGCGGCGAAGAAAGAAATTTATAGAAGCTGCCGAAGCATATTACGATGCACTTAAAAAAGAGCTGCCCAAAGGAAAGTAGGGCAGCTCTCTTTTGTTCGATAAATCTGAAACTATATGGCTTTTACAAGTGGTAGTCCTTCTGCAGGACAACTCGAGATAGGTGTGGCCCTTGTCCTTCAAGATAGGTTTTCAAACCAGGCAAGAGAAGCTAGCTCAGTCATCCGAGGTTTACATAGGGATGCTAAGAATGCTGTACAGGCTAACTTAACCGCAGTTCAGTCGTATGCTAATATAGCCAGTGGTGTGGCCAGTTCAATAGTATCAACATTAACCACTACTATAGAAACCGGAGCTGATTTCATAGACATGATGACTTCAGTGGGAGCTATATCTGGAGCTACCGAAAATCAAATGTCTGGGTTATCCGAAACTGCCCAGACATTAGGTTTAAGGACCATGTTCAGGTCAAGGGATATAGCTTCAGGTATGAAATACTTGGCAATGGCAGGTAATGATGCAAACCAGATTCAGCAAATGATATCTGGTGCAGCCATGATGGCTAATGCCACGGGCATGGAGTTGGGAGGTAAAGGAGGCACAGCTGACTTACTGACCAATATCATGAGGACCTTCAAATTAGAGGGTCAAAATGCAGCTAATGTAGTTGGAGACCAGCTTACTAAGGCGGCTATGTCATCAAATGTATCCATGGCAGACTTAGCTGAATCTATAAAATACTCAGCTGCATCCATGGTAACTCTGAGACAGCAGTTACCACAAGTAGCTGCCATGATAGGTACTCTGGGTAATGCAGGTATTCAGGGTTCTATGGCAGGTACTTCTATAAGAAACATGGCAGACTACTTGACTCAGTCATTAACCAACCCTAACTTCAAGGGAGCTAAGGCTTTAGCTAGATTAGGACTGAGTAAACAGGATTTTGTGGATGCCAATGGAGATCTCCAAGATTTTGCTATAATTCTGGGAAAAATAGAAGAGGCTACTAGGGGATTATCCACTATAGATCAGAATGCTGTATTCAAGAGTATCTTCGGTGTACGTGGTATGCGTGCTGCAGTTGCAATCATGCGTGATACCGAGGGTTATTTCGAATTGTTAAACAAGATACAGAATAATTCTGCTGGATTTGCCGAAGAGGTAGTAGGGAAACGGATGGAAACTCTTGCCGGTAAGATTGACATTGTTCGGTCTGCTGCAGAGAATCTTATGACTACTTTCAGTGAAGCCTTGGGTAAGAATCCTATTATAATGGGATTTCTGGATATGCTTGGTTGGGCAATATCACAGCTTCGTGACTTAATGGCAACTCCGTTCGGTCCTTGGATAGCTGGATTTGCTGCTATAGCAGCTGTCGGATTAAAAATAGGCTCTATATGGATGGGACTTAGAGCACGCTGGTTATTGTTAAACGGTGACTCTCAAGTTTCATTCAGAACCATGATAAAGCTGATGGTAGGTGGATGGAATCAAGCCACTTTATCTGCCCATGAGTACCTTAGGATGGAGCAAGCTATCAAAGCTCAGAGGATGGCTGGTATAGGGGCAAGTGCAGCTACAGTTGCAGGTATGGCTGGTTTACCAGGTTATTTATATAATGGTAATATTCCAGCAAAGATGGGAGCTAATGGTAGATACTATGCTCAAACCGGTAGAGGAGCTACTGGGTGGACTCCTGTACCTGCTGCTATGGTAACCACTACTAATGCAGGTCAAATGACTAGGGGTTTAATGGGTAGTGCTGCCGGAGCCGCTGCAGGGGCTGCCTCCAGAGGAGCCTTGGCTTCTGTAGGCAGAGGTATATTGGGATTTGGTTCTCGATTGCTCGGTATGTTTGGAGGTCCCCTTGGATTGGCCATTACTGGCATATCCATAGTTGGGCCCATGATATACAGTGCCCTCAAGAATAATCAATCATCACAAGACGAGAATACTAGAGCTACCAATGACTTATCATCTGCTATCAAAGCTAGTAGAGAAGGTTATAAACAAAAGGATAATCTTCAAGCATTAACCATTCAGGAAATACGATGGTTAGTACAGATGTTAGGATTATATACTGATAAACTCAATAATATAAGTAATCAGGGTACTCACTTAACTGTAAATGTAGATGGCAAGAAATTTATAGAAGAGTACCTCGGAGAGAGGGATTCAGAAATAAATGTAGCTGCTGGAGTAAACTAATAAATCATGGCATCACTCATAGGAAAACCCTTGGGAAAAGTAGCTCAAGAAGTAGCTGATCTTGAGCAGGGGAGAATATTCCAATCTCCTCTCAATAAGGTATGGAGAGCTCTGATACTTATAAATAGGGCTACTTCTCTAATGGCTAAAGCAGAACCCAACAAATTGGGCAAAGTGCATGATGCTAAGAATCTACATGTAGCTCGAAAGGGTTCATTTTCTTTAGCCCAGGCTCAGGACCCATGGACTCAAAATCGTATAGCTGCTGAAACAGCTGGAGTTTCTCCCGAACAAATTCTAAAGGCTAGGTCCATAGATTATACTATAGCAAATCAGTTGACTTCCGAACTGATAAAGAACGATATCGTTATTGCTAACCTGAACGTATCACCCGCTATAAGTTTGGTGATTCAAAATAGACCAGACAGGTTGAGAGTTGAACCCTCAGCATCATGGGCTGCAGTTAAATCCATGGGACGTAACAATCCTTTCTATTTCTACACGGGAGGAGAAGATACCATAACCTTTGATATTTCCTGGTATTCAGTAGATGCTGAACATCGGGATGATGTGGTAAATAAATGCCGATTGCTCGAATCTTGGGCAAGAGCTAATGGTTACTCGGCATCACCTCCTACCTTGAGAATACAGTGGGGTAATTCTGGGTTATTTGAAGATGACCTTTTCATACTGGCTTCAGCTCCATACGAATTAACTCATTTCCAGAATGCAGCTCGTATGAGGAAAAGATATGACCATGACCCCGATACTGGTCAAAGGATAGTAAATACCGTAAGTCAACCTTTCGACCTTAAGCTATTTCCTAACTGTGCAACTCAAACCCTCACCTTCAAAAGGGTAACCAAAAACAACCGAACTTGGGAAGAAATAATCCCCACTAGTAAGTTGCAGTATACGCCTGGAGTAATATTTGATGGTGGGGAAGTAAATTCTCTAGAAAACTCCGATACGGGGAGAGTAGGTACACAAAATTAAATAACTATGGTTACTATCCCAGGAACAAGTCCTTATGAGGACAGTTATGTAATAAAGTTCCCAGACGGGGATGTATCTTTGGAAAGAAATATATCTGCAATATCTTCAGATCATATAATTCATTCGGTACTTGAAGGAGAAACAATCCAAAACATCGCCTTCAAATACTATGGAGATTCTGGAATGTGGGGAGTAATTGCAGATGCCAATGATATTCTAAATCCTTTCGAGGATGTCCATGAGGATATGGAGTTAATCATACCGAATTATGGAGGATAGCAAACCCATTCTTGTAAACGGTAATGGTACTCCATACCTTGCCATATTCGATGGTGCTGGCTCTCCTATTATGGACGAGTTCAACGGTATTCCCCTTGGTATGGAAGTCGAGAACTTCAATTACAAGTACACAGAAGGTAAAGGAGACAAAGGTAAGTTTACTATAGTAACTGACTTTGTAGGAATAGTAGACCATCCATCCTTACAGTTCAAGATGCCTTTGAAAATACAGTGGGGATGGATATTCAGTGATAGCTCTTTCAAATCTGGTCCTGTAAGATTGGTAAACATAAAGAGCCATCAAATTGAGTTCACCCCCGAGGGGGTAAAGTTTACTGTAGAATTTGCCGATGCAAAAATGTTTTTGGAAGCTGAACCTTCAAAGTTTGTGGGTAATAAGACTGAATATATAGAGGTATTCAAGGAACTAGCCTTAGGTAAAATGCCTTTAATTATAACAGATTACTCTCAAAAAGCTGGTACAGCTTTAGTAATAACAGATAATCAACCATGTGATGGCAAAACAGAGCAACGAGAAAAGTAAGCCATGCTTACCTTGCTATACAAGGATACAAAATTCCGAGGAGATAGACGATGGGTTAGTAGGAGTAAAATTGCTTGAACTAACCCCAGAGAATTTTTCCAAGCCCTCTCAGGACCCAGATAGATACTCGTTAAAGACGATACCGGCAACTTTTGCAGAAGGCACTGCCATAGTTGGTTCAGCAACTTTCTTAAACAAGTATTCTCAGTTAGTTGGTATAGCTAAGGCTATGTCAGGAGGCCCGAATTTTGTAGACACTCGTGATAACAAGATAGAGATACATAATGGAAAGCAGTCAGGTAAAACCGTATTTGCATACACTTATGCCGGTGGAACCGGAGAATTACTCGAGTTTAGGATTCAAACTAAATACGTACAGAGTATAGAAGCTGGTAAAGCTTCAAGTATAGACCCAGATACCAAAACTGTAGAAACAGAAGTAGTTCAATGTATACCTACTAACGATGACCCATGTAAGCCAGATGCTTATGTAAAAGAGAATAAACCTGGAGTGCCAAGGCAGCAGAGGGATGTTACTAGAATGGCAAAGTTTGAAAGAGCTATAGTACCGAGTACTTCTACTTGTCGTAAAGTAAACAATTCTTCTAAAAAACCCCCAGTATATAATTCTATAACTGATGCTAAACAGAAGATATCTTCTAATCCTTCGCTAACTGAAGCCGAAGTTAAATCATACAACTCTCAGATAGAAGCCGAGTGGAAAAAGTATCAAGATGAATTAAAAAAGTTTGAAGATGCTATACGTTCAGGTAAAACCGATGTAGAACTTCCTCAGCCTCCAGATGAGGTATCTAACTTTGTCATTCGGAGAAAAGTACTGGTAAAGCTTAATCCCATAGATTATGCTCCTAACAGTAGTACAGCTTACTGGCAGAATAGATGGAGACAAGGTTACAATGCTCTTAAGAAGAGAAGTGATGTGAGCTTAATTATTCAAAGAGCATCAGAAGAAAGACCCTACGGAGATTATCCATACGATCATCCTGGTTCAGATCGTTCTAAGGTATTGGCTGAAATGGAGATAGAGATACAAGTGCCCGGTGTACGAGTAGTATCTGATCCCCTATTTTTAACCATGGGTAGCTTTATGTCCAATGACATTATAGAGTCAGTAAATAGTCAAATTAAGGCTAAAGCTAAGTTTGTGGGTAATCCCAATATGAAGTCTTCTCAGATTATAGAGATAAAGAATGTAGGCCAAAGGTATTCCGATGATTGGTATGCTAAAGAGGTAGAGCATAGCTTTGACACGGGTGGGTATTTTACTGAGGTTACTTTTGAAAAGAAATCTCGTAACTCCATCTTAAATAAGGTCTCTACTTCGGTAAATTTCCAAGAAGTATTTCAGAAAGCTCACGATGTAGCCGAAGAGTCATATACTACGGGTGCTTGGAAAATACCCAGCAGAATAAAATCTGAGGTAGAAAGGTACAGGGCTTCAACCTGGAAGGAAGAAGATAAAGAGAATCCTCAAAGAGCTGGTAGACAAATATTAGTACGTCAGAATCCAGATAACCCCGCTGATTATACCATTGAGGTGGATTCAAGGACTGACTTTCAAGTAGGTAGGAATATAAGTCCAAAAGAACAATGAACATATACGAACTAATTCAACAGAGAGGTATAGAGGCTATTGGAAGGTTCTATTCTACCTACCGAGGTATAGTAATAACTTCTAATGACCCAGACTCTCAAAATAAGGTATGTGTACATCTTCCAAATATTTTAAGAGGTGTAGAAGTATGGGCTTATCCTAAACATCAACAAGGAGGTCCAGGTTCTGGGTTCAAATGGTTGTCTCCTCGTGAAGGTTCTATAGTATATGTAGAATTTGAAAATGGGGACCCAAGACATCCACTCTGGTCTTATCATGGGTGGGCAATCGGAGAGATGCCTCCTGACCTGGACAAACCTTATGTACTTGGGTTTATTACACCCAAAGGCAATAAGATTATACTGGATGAAAGTGAATCGGGAGTATTAACTGCAATAATCCAACAAGATATAATTGTTAAGACTCTAGACGGTAACATAAACGTAGATGCTAATAACATTATAATGCAGGGGGGAGAAGTTGGTATTCCCGAATCAAATTCAGTAGTGGAAAGGTTAAATAAAATCGAGCAAGACCTAAATAAAATCAAACAAGCATTTACTAGATGGGTTCCTAAACCTCAGGATGGGGGTAGTGCTTTGAAAACTGCTGCTTCATCTTGGGCTGGTTCTAAATTAGAAGAGACTAAGGTGGAGGATATCGAAAGTGAAACAATTAAACAACCTAACTGATGGCAAACTATAATCAACTCAACACTATTGGTAGTGGTGCCTATTTTCCGATAAAGCTTGAACAATCCGTTGGAAAAGATGGTAAACCCGAATCAGTACAGCTGCCAGATGGAAGAGTAGTACCAAAAATAGGGTGGTATATACTCCGAGGGGATGTTGCTTTAATAAAGCAGAATCTCACAGCTATTTTAACCTATCAAATAGGCCAAAGATTTAGACAAGAAGACTTTGGTTCTCGAACCTGGGAATGTTTGGAAGAACCCAACACAAGTGCTCTCAACCTCATGATTAGAAATTTCGTGAAGGATGGTATAGCAGCCTGGGAACCTCGGATAACGGCATTAAAAGTACTTGCTCTGAAACCGACTAAAGAATCTATAAGACTCCTAATATATTTTAAGGTACAAGATTCCCAAAGGATAGAAGAGTTAAACTTTCAGTATAACTTAAACAACTCAACCACAGATGTCTACTAGCAATCCATGGCTTACACCTTTTCAAAGGTCATATAATGACATAAAAGCCAAACTTATTCAATCCCTGAGTGAAAGGGTTCCAGAGATAACGGATATGAGTGAGGGTAATATATTCATCCTTACACTCTCTATATTTGCTGGTATAGCCGAGGTGATACACTACTACATTGATGGTATGGCAAGGGAAGCTTTCCTTCCTACTTGTAGAAGGTATTCATCCTTATACAAACATGCTAAGTTAGTGGATTACCATATAAAGTCAGCTATCCCATCTTCAGTAGACTTGACAGTATACATGCAAGATGGGAGTCCTTTCCCAGTAGATATACAAGTACCCCAGAATACCGTATTCAATTCAAAGGATGGGAAACAGTGGATAACCACTCGCAATGTAACTATTGAAAAGGGTACTTACACATATAAAGTACCAGTAGCTCAGAAGGAGGTAGTAGAAGAAGTAGAACTGGGTACTTATACTTCTCATGATATCATCATAACCTTGGGAGACTTACCTACTGATAAGAAGTATGTAGAGGGTTCTATGGTGCTTACCATTGATGGAGAAGCTTGGACTTTAGTGGATACCTTTGCCTACTCTGGTCCTGGTGATAAAGTATACAAGGTAGAACTTGATACTACTCTTACTCCCTACTTGGTATTTGGAGATGGTCAATTTGGTAGGAAACCAACCATAGGCTCACTCATTAAGGGTCAGTACTATCTGACTTATGGTACAAATGGTAACATACCTGCAAACCAGTTTGACAAAGTTCCTGAGGTAATGACGGATGTGACTTCTGGTCTTACTCTTACTAATACCATAGCTGCTACTGGAGGCTCAGACTATGAAGACTTCGATACACTTAAAGAACACATACCGTTGAGTATCAGAACTCTCGGAGTAGCTATCACTAAAGAAGATTATGAAGCCATAGCTATGTTGATAGACGGGGTAGATAAAGCTTACTGTAACTACATCTGCGGAAAGTATGTTGAGGTATATATTACTCCAGACGGTGGTTCAGAGGCAAGCACTGAGCTTATCAACAATGTAAAGCAAAGGATGGAATCCTCTAAGGTGTTAACTACTCGAGTAAGTGTATACTCTACACATGCCGCTAAGATTTATTTATCGGCCGAAATTACCGGTAGGAAGTCTTTCAAATCCATAGATATAAGCAATCAGGTAAAGAAGGCCTTGTTGGATGCTTATAACTATCAGAACTCAGACATAAATAAGCCAGTAAGACAGTCAGACTTGTATGCTCTCATGGATAATCAGCCAATGGTTGACTTTCTTACTATAACGGAGTTATATTTACTGCCTTATCCAATAGCAATAAACATCAATTCCCAGAATACCGAAGAGATAGTATCAGTACCAGCACTGAATATTACCTACTTCAAGATGATATCTTTTATCACTTCTAACCCAGAATCCGATTTCGAGAATTGTTATATACAGACTGTGATAGAAGATGGCAATGCTTTCTATAAGGTATATGCTAATAAGGAGTTATCTGGTAGTGCCCTATATTCGGGTCAGTATGGTAAACCTCTTGAGGTAACTCTGACCAAGTCTAAGTTTAGCCTTACTATTAACTTACCCGTCGAAAATGCAAACTATGAAAACGGAACAGTATATCAATTAACCACTCAACCTATGGGAAGCGATGGTAAACTGGTAGATCTCATTCCTCACAACTACAATATCCCTACTATCAGTTCGGATAATATAACACTTAAAATCAATGAAGTGGTTTAATCCTGCGAAGACCTTCTTCAGAGATTACATCTTCAGTAATCTTTTCGACCATTACTACAAAGCCAACGATACCTATCAGGATTCAGAAGGTAAGGGTATATTCGAAAGGTTCATAGATGTATGTTCTGGTTATTTCGATACTGAGGTAATGCCCGATATAGATAACTTCATGGAATGTCTGGATGTAGATAAAGCTAATCCAATATTCTTGAATTATCTATGGGAATACTTTGGGTTCATCCCATATGCTTATGGTGTACTAACTAAGGGTGAACCCTATACAGAGGAGAATCTAGAGAATTGGATAAAAGAAGACAGGGGTTTTCCTACGGCTGATTTCCGGTTAGTTCTAAGATACGCCATATCATTGTATAAGATACGAGGAACAAAACGGTTTTATGAAATATTGGGTCGTTTTTATGGAGTAACCTTTACTCTTACCGAGGTAGATGAGAGTACAAAAGATTCAGTAGTTCAAGCCATCGGAGATGGTTCTGTAAACTATGATACTATCTTACACTTCGATACTCCTTCTGCTACTTACGACACCGAGACTGATTGTTGGGAATGTGTCCCAATGATTCTTACTATTGGTATACCAAAGGGTCAATGGGACTTCATGGTAAGGAAAGACCAGGAGATTCAAGAACAACTGTTAGAAGAATGGAAACTAATGAATCCTGATGCAACCGAAGAAGAGATAAAGGCTGAAAGGGAACAAATACAATCAGAACATCCATCCGACTATAGTGATAAGGTAAGAGAGACTCTGGTAAATATTGTCAACAAGTACCTACCCGTAAATGTAAAATATTTTGAACCCGGAGACAGTTCTGTTGTATTTGAACAAACCACTGCCTTAATTTACATTGTATATGTTTAATGCGCCTCTAATAGCTTTATTATCTTCTTTTGCTCAGGAAGATCAAAAACTTAACCATGCCGTTCAATCCTTAACCAAATCCTCGATTGAGCTGGCAGAAGCAGCTTCTAATTATGGGGCTCTAAAGGTAATCTTCGGTATCTTCATGGTATTAGTTCTTGTAATGGTAGTAATGTTTATATATACCATCTGGAACTTAAATAAAAAGGTATCGGTAGTCTCTGAATCTTCCCAACAAGTAAAAGAATTCTTCGAGGGAGCCGCTGACTCTACCATAGGTATAACTGAAGCTCAAATATTGATACGCAGAGAATTTAATAGCTTAGGTCATATCCTGAAATATGCTATACTGCGCATACGATTTGAGAATCACATAGACAACAAAGAATCAGTTGTAAAGAAGGTAGATAGTTTGGTAAACAATGAGTATTCTGAGTTATGTGGACTGTTGTCAAACTTCACTTGTAATGGTAAATCTCTGGCAAATATCTTTGAGCCTCAAGATAATGAGGCAATAAAAGACATGGTAATAGAACAGATATATATACCAAAGGACCAATTTACAATTTCTAACATGGACCAATCAGTGGGTATGTATCTAAATGGATTAAAGTTAATGTATCTTAAAAAACTATAGCTATGGCACGAAGGTTATTGCCCATAATCGATTTTGCTCATGGGTCAGATGTGGCAGGGAAACAATCTCCAGATGGTAGACATAAAGAATATTTATGGAGTAGGAAAGTAGGTAAAATGTTAGCTGAAAGTCTCAAACATGAGGGTTTTGAAGTAGCATTCACCAATACCAAAGACACCGAAATCGGGTTGTCTAGAAGAAAAGAGATTGCAAATAATTTAGATACTCCCCGAGGGGGAACTAAATTTCTGCTCTCACTTCATAACAATGCCGCAGGCATGGGAAATGAATGGTGCACTGCCAGAGGATTTGAAATATATACCACCAAGGGACAAACTCGTTCAGATTTATTTGCCACGGTAATATTCGAACAACTTCAGAAGGACTTCCCTACTACCGACGGATATAAACACCGAACCGATTTCTCGGATAGTGACCCAGATAAGGAAGCTAACTTCACTGTACTGATGGGTAATAATTACTGGGGAGTACTTCTTGAGTGGTTATTCCAGGATAATCCCGACGATGTGGAGTTACTAGGGGACGATTCAGTGAACCAGAGACTGGTGGAGTCATTAACTAAAGCTTTAATTTTTATCGATGATAATCTCGATAGGTTAAAATTATAATCATGGCACAGAATAACGAAACTCAGGTTGTTAATGGAGTAGTACAACCGAGACTTTATCAGGTATACGGAGATCTTATAGAGTCCAAAGAGGTGATGGAACCCATAGCCATAGCCAATGGAACTGGTCCCGTATGTGGATTCGACTGGGTTGATACTACTAAAAATACCCTGACTATAGGTAGTATATTCTCATCCGATCGTGAGGATATGAAAAGGGGTGCAAGAAGAGTATTTCTTTCTAATAAAGATAATACGGCTGGTCAGGTGTTCAATGCCTTTATTACTCCCGATGGGCTTCTTTCAATAGCACCAGATATACTGACTCTCACTGGTCAAAACCCTCCTGGAGGTTGGCCAGATATGTCTAACCCATCTAAAATGGTAACATTTGCTTTAATAGCTACTCATAGGTATAGTGCTAATAAGGATGAACCAGTCCCGAGCCTCTCTAATTTCAAAGTAGCGTGGTTAACAAATGCCCATGTAGAACCAGAGTATTATATCGACAAGATAGTCGATATGAACTACCCTCAAATATTGGACTGGGTAACCAAAAAAAGTAGTGTATCTATTAATTCTAATACTGATACATTATTAGGGGTATACATGATAGGTTGGATACCCTCCTGGAGTACTTTTTTGCCCGGTTGGAAGGAATTAATGCAATCTATTGGATATCAACTCTGTATCAACCCATATCAGGGTATATTACCTGCTAAACCCATTGGAATGAATCCTTTTTCTTTGATGAGACTGGATAATAGGGTAAGGGTATTAGAACAGAGTACTGTACCAATCGAAGTAGGGGACTTAGCTAGACGAGTAAGTAATCAAATGCGTAGTTGGGGCTTTGGAGTAGAAGCCGAATACACCATAAACAGTGTTAGTGAAGAAGACGAATTCGTATTTACTAAACTGATAATCAGTGGTTGTGTATTAGCTACAAGTTCTAGTCCAGTAACAAAAAGGATAAACTATCAGTGGTATGAAGCTGGTGGAGGGCTAGTAATTTATTCAACCAAGCCATATATAAATCAATCCACTCTTAATCCCGAAGATTGGGGTTTGGCTAATGCAGCTCTAAATATACCTCTCAGTAAAGATCAAGTATGGGACGGTACTCTGAATCTGAGTAGTTTACCAAGTCAGGCCTATCCTATGGCTTTCTTTGAGATAGTGTCTGTACAGGGCAACGGGGAGAAGATATTACCTGGTCATGCTATTAGTTTGGTTAATACCACCAAAGTGGATGGGCTTACAAGATTTGGTACTGCTGTATGTTCGGTATTCGATAACTTTGGCCGGGTTTATAGTAGATCTCTTTTGGAGAAGTACTTAGGTTCAGGGTCCCAATTACATTCCATAAGTGGTAAGATTATAGTATCGTCATTTTCTATAACTCTGGTAACTTCTCTTAACCTTAAGAATCTCGCAGGTAATTCAGAAGATATCGATATAGATTTAGAAACTTGGTTAGTCGATTCTGGTGTAGAGGCTGAATTAGCTTCCAATATAGTCAAAAGGATAGCTAATAACTTAGGAGTTATGAGTAACCTACTCTTGGTAAGAGGTGAAACCTGGCCTTCGAGTGGTGATGGTAATACTTTTAAGTACCAGATATTTGCTCAAACCACTGGCACTAGTGGAGTTTATCCTAAGCTTAAGTTAAGCCCGTATATACAACACAATGCTTCAAGTGGAACTAGTATAACTACTTATATTAGAACTGTTACGACCTTTACTGCTCCAGAAGATATGTTGGAGTTATTCACTAATTGTATCAATCGTCCCTTATATCCTTTCTAAACTGAACCATAGTTGAGTTGGTTAAGTGGGGCCGGGGTGAGGTTATCAATAACCTTGCTCTGGCCTTTTTCATTGTTTAAGATCTACTGCAGCTTGTTCTAAAGTTTTCTGTAGGGTCTTTCTCATTCTGGAGAACATATTAACTGCAAACTTATCTCTAGGCAACTCAAAGTAATCTATCAGGTGAAGGATAGATAACTTACCGTGAGAATCTTTGATACGAGATTCAAACCACTTGGGAGGTTCAAGTTGTATCTGCATAACCAAGTATTCATCCGGAGTAAGGTGTTCCTTCATGTATTGATGAAATATTTGGGATTGCTCTTCCTTAATCCGAGTTTCATCCGAGTCATCGAGTAATTCTTTATTATTGTCAAATAATACCTCGAATGATGTTAACTCTTGATTGAATTCTGCCTGTTTAGTATAAGCATTTCTTAACAACTTACTTTTATAAGTTTGCAGGGAAGACAAGAGAGTTGCTTTCAACCTTTCTTCATCGTATTCGTCTTGATATTTATTAAATACATACAAGAACTTATCCCAGAAGAAAGAGTTAATTATATCTGGCGTAAGATTGAATCTTCTAGAATCAACCCCTCTTACCAGTCTACGGATTAAAGGTTTGCAGGTTTTGTATAACCTATTAAACAAGTCCTCATCATAGGGTTTTAATTCTGTCAAACGATGTAGTTCACTCCCGTTATTGCCTTTCATAGTAGTAAATATATTTAACAATGCAAATATAAATAATAAAGTAACAACTTGTATGAATTTTTATCAAAATATTTCACCGTTAGTGTTCAAGTATGTTCGAGAATGAGCTTGGAGAACTATATTATCTAGCAGATACTATTGATTATACACTCATGAATATTATATGATATATGAAACCAAATAAGGTAAAGAAGAGGTTAAACTCCTGTGATAAGTTTACGTTCTCTATAGAGTTTCAACTAGAAGTACTTAGGTTCTTGGTACAAGGGAAGGAAGCTCTTCTATATGTTCCAAAGATAAAACCTGGGTACTTTACTTTAATTGAACACTCGATAGTAGTAGAAGCCTTGGTAAAATTCGTAAAGAAATACCAACGAATACCAAGTGAGGTTTTAATGGTAGAGCAAGTTAAAACCTTGCTAGAAGGTAAGGATTATGTTGATTTGGTTACTAAAGATGATATTCCTAATATTCATAGTTTAATATCTGAGCTTTACAATAAACCCCTAAAAGATGTAGATATTGTCCTGGAAAATATACATAAATTCATTGCCTACATTGAGTTGAAAGCTTTGAATGAAGGTATGGATTTTTCGGATTACAATTCCTATGAAACTTATCAGGTTAAGTTAACCAAAATATTACAAAATTCAAAACCACAAAAGAAAGACGAGCCTTTGCTTATGGTTAGTGGAACTGCAATGAGACAACTCATGAGAAAGGTTGACCCAGATGTAGTTCCTACTCCATTTTGGCAGTTGAATAGGTTGGGTAATGGAGATGGATATCCCAAGAATTCTCTTTTCGTTTTGATTGATCGCCCTAAACGGAGAAAGACATTTGCACTTATCAATATTGCCCGGGGATATCTGGCAATGAAGAAGAATGTTCTATACATAGATACTGAAAATGGTAAGAACCAGTTAATGGATCGTATGATACAGTCTACTCTCAATAAGACCAAGAGGGAGATGTTAACTGGTGATTATGATAAGATGGAGCAAAGGCACATGCGTAAATATAAACGTCTTGGTGTAGAGTTTATTGTGGAGCGTGTACCTGCAACCATTGCAGATTGTAATACCATCACTAATCTAGTTAGGAAATTAGAAACAGAGAAGGGTATTAAGGTCAATGTTATCATGATTGACTATGCTGCAAAGTTGGCTTCTATTGCTCGAGATAGGGACGATGTAGAACGTATCAACAATGTATATATAGATATAGATAATATGGGAGATGAGTTGGGACTAGATGCTATTTGGACTGCCCAACATGTTACTAGAGAAGGTGCTAAGCATCAAGAAACCCGATACGAGGATAATGATATAGCATCAGCTATTTCTATAATAAGAAATGCAAAATGCGTCATGGGATTAAATTCTACTCAGGACGAAGAAGAACATAACATCATGAGAATGGAAGTTGTAGTTCAACGTGATGGAGTTCCATCTGGTAGAGTAATGTTTAATATGGACCCAGAAAGACAACGTATGAAGGAGTTCTCTAAAGAGGCCAGAGCAAAATATGATGAGTCCATGGGTAAACAGGTAGATGATTTACTTAAGAAAAAGAAAAGGGTAAGTAATCCCAACGCAGACCCAGAAAAGAGAAGTAAAACCTCAGGTGATATTTAGTTAAACCTTAAATAATTAAAATTGTATGGCACGAGTTATTACTACAGAGCCTCTTAAAATTCAGGAGAGGACTACAGTTTGTAAAAATTGTAATTCCAAGGTAGCTTTCAATGAGAAGGAAGTATTCTT